AGCCTCACGGAAGCCCAGAAGGGTCTGGGGCTGGCCCTTGACGTCGCCGCCGGTACGGGTAAGCCGCTGGCACAGGTGTCTGAGGCTCTCTCGAAGGCCTACGCGGGCAACCTACGCGGCCTGAATGCCCTAGATCCCCGCATGAAGGAACTGGTCAAGAATGGCGCCACAGCCGAGGAAGCCATTGCCATTCTGTCTAAGACCTTTAAGGGCGACGCAGCGGCCAGCGCCGACACGGCGGCGGGACGCTTTAAGGGGCTGGGCATTGCCCTAGACGAAACCAAGGAATCAGTGGGCGCGGCACTGTTGCCGGCGGTGGAGAAAATACTGCCGGTGATTCAGAAGTTCGGGAACTGGGCACAAGAGAACCCCAAGGTGTTCCTCATCCTCGCCGGCGCTGTGGCTGGCCTTTCCGTTGCCGTGATTGGCCTCAACATTGTTATGGCGATCCTTGCCCTGAACCCTGTGGCGCTGGTACTTGGCGCAATCATCCTATCCGTGGTCGGCCTGACCGTCGGCATCATCACCCTCTACAAGAAGTCGGAAACCTTCCGGAAAATCGTGGAAGGCGCGTGGGAGGGAGTTAAGAAGGCTGTCGAGATTGTCGTGGACTACCTGAAGGGGCCGGTGGTGGCCGCGTGGGACACCATTGAGGGCGTCCTAGAGGTAATCAAGGGCCTTATCTCCGGTGATTTCTCCCGAGTGTGGGAGGGCCTGAAAACCACCATCGGCGGCGTGCTGGACGGCATCAAGACGACCATCTTGGCGTTCCCGCTGTTGATTGGCGGCGCCGTGCTGGACATTGGTAAGACCATCGTGAGCAAGATTGCCGAGGGCGTGGCCGACATTGCCGCAAAGGTTTGGGAAAAAATCACCGGGCTGCCTCAGGCACTAAAAAATCTCGCCGTGGCGTGGGTTGAAGGCTTGGTAGAGCTGGGCGGGCGCATTATCACCTACACGGTAAGAGGGGTGACCGGACTAGGTGAAAAGGTTTGGGACCACATCAGCGGGATACCCGAGTTTCTGGCAAAGAAAATCAGCGGGATTGCCGAAGCGATGGAAGGAATAGGCGGGAAGATCGTCGGTTTTGTTGTAACCGGCATTAAGAGCGCCGCCAGCGGCGTCGCCGGTGGCCTCAAAACGATGCTGAACGCTGTGATTGCGGTAGTGAACAAGGCGATCAACGCGGTAAACAAGATTCGCGGCGGCGTCAACAAGATCAGCCCATTTCCTGACATTCCCGCGATTCCCAACATTGCCCCAATCGAGCTTGCAAAGGGTGGCATCGTCACCCAGCCCACACTTGCCCTCATCGGTGAGGCCGGACCAGAGGCCGTCATCCCGCTTAGTGGCCGCAACGCCGGCATGGGTATGGGCATGACGATCAACGTGCAAGCGGGGCTTGTGGCCAACCCGGACCAGATCGGCCAGCAGATTATTGAGGCAATCCAGAGGGCGCAGCGGCGCAGCGGCCCGGTGTTCGCCCCGGCATGAGTGCGCCGACCCTGCAAATCCTCGTGGGCTTTGAGCAGACGGCCAACTTTGGGACGCCGTTCCAGCTGGACAACGCGACCTATGGCGAACTGGACACGGGAACGCTGGGGGGCACGCAGCTGGTCGACGTCACCAGCATGGGCGAGAGCGTGACGATCACCAGAGGGCGGAACAGGGAAACAGAGCAGTTTAACGCGGGCACAGCCACGGTGGTGTTTGACGACCCCACGCGCATCTTTGACCCGCTGAATGATGCGTCGCCGTATTACCCGTTTGTGGGACCGCGAAACCCCATCATCATCTCCGCAAACGGCATCCCCATCTACAGCGGTCTAGTGACAGATTGGGATCTTGACTACGGGTTCACGACCGCTGCGAACAAAACTTCCGTGCAGTGTTCGGATGCATTCACCGTGTTTGCCAACCAGAGCTTTAACGAATGGACACCCACGGCCCAGTTGTCCGGCGCGCGCGTCGCCGAGGTTCTAATCCGCCCCGAGGTTGTGTTTCAGGGGGGAACGAGCATTTCCACGGGGAACAGCACGCTGGGTTCATACCTTGTTTCCGCTGGCACAAACGTCTTGCAGTATTTGCAGAACGTACAAGCATCAGAACAAGGCTATTTGTTTATGTCGGCAAGCGGCGCCCTTACCTTTATGGGCCGCGCCGACGCCCTGAACCCGCTGCCGGTCCTCGACTTCAACGATGACGGCACCGGCATCCGTTACCAGAGCCTTACTAACGCCTACGGCGACGAACTGCTGTTCAACTACATCCAAACGCAGTCCCCGGCGGGCGCTGTGCAGATTGCTTCAGACGCAGAGTCAATCGCCCGGTACCAGTCGCAGAACTATTCCAAACTGGACCTGTTGAACAGCACCACGGCAGAAGTGGCGGGGCTGGGTAACTACCTGCTGGGCCGCTACAAGAATCCTCAGGTGCGTTTTACTGGCATCGGCACGCAGCTTGCCGCGCTATCCGAATCCGATCAGGATGCGTGCCTAGGTATTGACCTCACAGACATTGTGGCCGTCGGTAAGACGTTCGACACCGGCAACCCGTCGCACCTAACCCAGACGCTCATAACGTCGGGCGTGTCGCATGACATTTCACCGGGAAGCCACGTCATACGCTTTACTTTCGAGAGTACCGACGGCAACGCCTACCTGACACTGGACGCCGACCCGCTGGGGAAGCTCGATACAAACCTGCTTGCGTTCTAGGAGGACGGCATGGCAATCACACCTAATACAACTTTCACCGCCGGTGCGGTTCTCACGGCAGCGCAGATGAACCGCCTGCCTTGGGGCGTGATGGGTTACGCAAGCCGAACGTCAAACCAAACAGTGACGACGCTAGCCGACGTGACCAGCCTGACCGTGACGTTTACCGCCATTTCGTCAAGGATCTACAAAACAACGCTCTACATTCCAATCGTTATTCAGCAAACGACCAACGGTTACGGCCAGCTTTACCTAACCACGGGCGGAAACACGCAACTACAGTGGGCGCAGGAATACAGACTGACTAACTATCAGTCGTTCATGGGGCTGACGCTTGTGGAGACTGGCCTAAGCGGCAGCACTACACGAAAGGCGCGTGCCGAAGCTTCGGGCGGCCAGATCGAGTTGTCAGGCGGCGGCACCTACCCCATGCAGATTGTCGTTGAGGACGTCGGGCAGGCATGACCACCGAGGACGCCCACAGCATTCGTGCCGACATTCGGGAGCTGCGCGAAACACTCGCCACCGTTGAGAAGTTGCAGCGTGAGGCCAACGGGCGTCTGGGCACCCTTGAGACGCGCGTATTCGAGATGGAACTGTGGCGGGCACGCTTGCAGGGCGCAGCGGCGACCACGCGGGGCGTGTGGCTACTCGCAGGCGGAGCGATCACCGGCATCATCGTCGGCATCATCAACAACACCTAGGGGGACCAGTGGCGATCAGTAACGGACAACACGCGCTTAGGAAGGCATCGAAGTACCTAGGCGCGTATGAAGGCGCACCGAACCGTTCCGGCTCGCCCATCGTGGACGAATGCCAAGCCCTCTATGGCTTGCAGGGCGTCCCGTGGTGTGCTTGTTTCGTCGGGTATTGCATTGCCGAGAGCGGCGCCACGGCGGCGTACAAGAAGGATGCAAAGACGGTCGTGCATCCCTCGACTGCCGAAATGGTGACGCGGGCCAAGCGCAAGGGCTGGTACAAGCCGCACGGCAAGACGACCAAGCCTGGGGACCTGTTCATCATTGACGGCCTGCACGTTGGGTTTGTCAACTACCTGAACAAGGATGGAACGTTCCAGACCCTCGAAGGAAACGCGAGCAATGGCGTCCGTTCCCTTACGCGCTCGTGGTCGGACGGCTGGCAGGTAATCAGCATTCCCGGCGTGGGCCTTCCGCTCCCTGCCGCTGTGGTCGACGGGTACGGGTTCGACGATACCCGCGTCAAGCTTTACGGGGGGTGGGCGACGCGAGAAGCCCGCAATCACCAGCTCCGGAAGTTTGCAGCGGCCAACCCCGAATACTGGACGCAGGCCGTGCGTGTCGAGCGTTCCAGCCCGTACGCCTTCCGCGCCGGCCCCGAGGGCACCTACAACCGCTGGACCTACGGCCCGTGGCTTCACGGCAAGGGCAAGGAAACGCGCGATAAGGAAATGGAGAAGTGGCAGGAGAAGCACAAGGGCGTAACCGCCCGCCCATGGAAAAAGACATACCGGGAGGTCTGATGCCGAACGACACGCTGCCACCGTCAACCGTCGTGGTAGAGCCACCGCCGGCGGAACCCACGGACTACAACGAAAAGCAGGAGAAGCCCGAGTGATCCCGAAAGTGGGACCCAGCACCATTGCCATGCTGTCCGGGGCGCTCGTGGTCATTCTCGCGTTTGTGGAAACGTGGGTAGAGGGAAACCCGAACGTATGGCTTGCCGCAATCGCTGCAGGGCTTACCGCAGCTGTGGGCGTCCTGCGCTCGTGGCAGTCTGTAGAGGCAACCAAAGGGGGAACACCATCCGAACCGCAATCATCGGAACCGTTTTAGGGGCGACACTCGCCCTCGTGCCCGCAGCGGCTAACGCCGCGCCATGCGAAGCACACACAGGCAAAGCCAAGGCGGCGTGCATTCACCATGTGAAGCGCGACCGAATGGCATGGCCACCTAACCCAACGCCTGCCGAGATTCGCCGGCGCGTTGGTTCCTACAACTGGAACAAAGCCCACCGGGTCGCAATGTGCGAAACCGGGAAGCGGCTGGACTGGTACCCGACTGGCCGCTATCGCGGCCCTTTGGGCATGTACCGGACTACGCAGGACTACGGCAAGCGGGCTACGTCGTACTGGTCCCCGAAGTCGTGGCAGGAACACGTCGCCATAGCCGTGGCCGCGCACCCCATCACGGGCGGCTGGTCCGGTTGGGGCTGTGGTTCCGCGTAGAGCTGTACCCTTGACCAACACACAACGAGAGGGAGACTCGTGAAGTGTCCACACTGCGGCCATTCAGACCGCATCCATTCAGGCCGCGACGCGCAAACCGTCCCCGGCCAATGCTGGCACGACTCGCCAGACACGCCGTGCCCATGTCCCGGCTGGAAATACTGGATCGCTGCCGATGAGTGGCAGATGGAAATGCGCGTGGAACAGGATCGCGTCGACCGCGCATTCGGGGAGTCTGCCCACACACTTTGGGAGGTCGACGGGTGAGTGACCGTCTAAGGCTTTGGACGCTATACGCGCTCGTGGTGGGCGTGACCGCATGGATTACCTACACATGGGCAACCGCCGGCGCCGCATGGCTGGCCGGTGCCATTCACTAGGGGGAACGATGGACAGGGAGAAGCTAGAGGAGCTGTTGCAGGACGTCTATGAAAACGCCGACCCAGACTGGCGACAAACTGCGGAGGTGGCGCTTAGGTTTGCGGCGCAGACAAAGCCAGAAGTAACTGTCGATGATGTTTGGGATTTGATCGACCAGTTCGACGTAGAAACGCACGAACACAAGGCGATTGGTCCAGTGATGAAAAACGGTGGCAGAGACAGGATTATTGAGCGCACCAATCGAACGGCGATAACACGGCGGCCCACAAGAAACCGTGGCGACGTTCGCGTTTGGCGGTCCCTGATTTACAAGGGGGACCCGAATGACTGACCAAGAGCGGCACGACGCGCTTAGGGCGCTGTCTGAAGCATGGTGGGACCCGCCAGCCGAGATGATCGACACGCTGCCAAAGGGGGGCACCGAGCTGCGCTACCTCTCGCACATTTGGGTTCGGAAAGCGTTTCAGGACGCCGACCCGGATTGGTCGTGGGAGCCGATGGGCCACGACGAGCAGGGCCAGCCCGTGCTGGAGCGGAACGATGCAGGCCAGCCGGTAGGGCTTTGGATTCGCCTTCACCTGTTGGGCACTGTCATGCCGGGGTATGGGTCAGTCGAACCCGGCAAGCGTGACGCAATCAAGGAACTCATCGGCGACGCATTGCGAAACGCGGGCATGCGCCTAGTGGGTGGCGCCTTGTGGGTCAAGACCAAGCCCGCCCGCAAACCGCCGGCCAAAAAGCAGACGGCAGTAGATCGGGAGATCGACCACCTACGGCAGCAGGTAGACCCGCCGGCAGACGAAGCCCCGCACTACGAGACAGCAGCGGGCAAGGATGTCTATGACGCCATGGTGTCGGTGCATGGGGAGGAGATCGTCAACGGTGCGCTTGCCACGCACAAGGTGATGAAGTTCAGTGAACTGACCCCGGCCAAGGCTAAGGCAATCGAAGCGTCCCTCATTGCACGCGCACGCATCGTGAAGGAACAGGCCGACCGTGCCGAGCAGTTGGCGAGGGAAAAGGCGAATGAATGAAGCGCAGTGGCAGGCACAGGTGGTTCAGCTCGCGCAAACGCTGGGGTGGCTGGTGCAGCACACGCGCCCCGCAAAGGTGGGCGACAAATGGCTAACACCCATTACCGGTGACGTTGGGTTCCCTGACCTTGTGTTAGCCCATCCAAAGCGGGGGGTGCTATTCGTGGAGCTAAAGACAGAGACAGGCAGGCTTAGCGCAGGGCAGGTGACATGGCGGCGCGTACTGAACACAGGCGGCGCCGAGTATTACCTGTGGCGCCCCGATGACCTGATGCAGGTGATGAAGCGGCTAAGGGGTGGCGGGTGATACTCCACGGCCCACGCCCTGATCGTGACTTCACCGTGCTACCCAACAGCATCCTTAGGGATGAATGGATCAGCTACCGGGCCCGCGGCCTGCTGGTCTACATGCTAAGCCAACCACCCGATTGGGAGGTCAGTAGCACCCGCTTGGCCATCGAGAGCGGGGAGGGCAGGGACGCGATACGCACAGCCCTGCGCGAACTGACAGACGCGGGCTATGTGCGGCTGCTCAAAGAGCAGGACAACGGTGGGCGTTGGCTGTCGCACTACATCGTAAGCCGTGACCCTTGGCAGTTCCCACAGCCTGTGGATAACCCTGTGGATAACTCATTAGCCGGGGCCTGATAAACCGGCGCCGGATACCTAGGCGCTATTACTAAGAACTATAAGACTAAGAACTAAAAGAAAGGGGGAGTATGGGGAACAGACGCAAAGACCTAGAGACTCACGAGTACCGAACCAAGCGCGTGAGGTTCCTCGCCGAGTGGGATGGGCCGTGCCACTGGTGCAAGCGGGCCAAGGCTGTGGAGATTGACCACGTTGTCGGAGTAGTCAACGGCATTGACCCGCTCGACCAATCGAACTGGGTCGGCGCATGCAAGAAGTGCAACAGCAAGCGTGGGGCGCAGCAGGTGGCACAAATACGCGGGAAAAAGTTGGCGGCGCGAAAAGCTGGACAAAATGCAAGCGCGGAGTTTTTTGAGCAGGAATCATCCTTCACCCCGACCCCAACTGGCCTGTATCTCCCAGAGGGCGCCGAAGCTGGACAGAACGGCCCCAAACTTTTTCCGGAAATAAATGCTTTTGACGAATCTGGCCTGATCCCGCCACGACTGATCACGCCGATGGTTGGGGCAAGTACCTACGGGCACCAAGTGGCCGAAGTTGCCAAGCGGCTGCTGAAAGTTGACCTTATGCCATGGCAGGTCACAGCACTCAATGGCCAGCTGGAGCATGACGACGACGGGAACCTAATCCGCCGGCGGTCTTTGGTTTCGGTTGCACGGCAGAACGGTAAGACCATGGCCCTGAAAGCCATGATCCTGTGGTGTCTCACGCAGGAACCGCAGCGCCGGGGCAAGCCGATCATGGTGATTAGCACCGCGCACCAGCTCGACCTTGCCGTTGAGATCTTTGAGGCGTTGGCCCCAATCCTTGACAAACAGTTCGGCGCAAAGGTCAAGTGGAGTTACGGGCGCAATGAGGCAATCATGCCGGACGGCACTAGGTGGCTCGTGCAGGCCGCGACGCCCAAAGCTTTCCACGGGTTTAGCCCGACGTACATCATTGCCGACGAAGTGTGGAACATCTCACGCGACGTATTGCTGAACGGTGCCCTTCCGTCGCAACGGGTTATGAAATCTCCCCTGCTGTCGTGCTGGTCAACCGCCGGCACCGAGGATTCCCACGCCATGCTGCAAATGCGGGAGGAAGGGCTACGGGCAATCGACCAAGGCAAGACCACGAAGCTATACATGGCGGAATGGTCGGTCCCCCCGGGAATAGACCCGATGACCTCGCCGGAAGTGTGGCCAATGGCCAACCCGGCGCTTGGCTACACGCTGGAACCGGACGTACTGGCCGACGAAGCCGAGCAGGTGGACAAAGCCGCATTTCTGCGTGCGTCCCTGAATGTGTGGATTTCGTCTGAACGCTCGTGGCTACCGCCGGGGCTGTTTGCGTCCCTAGAGGTTGACGACATTCCCGCCGGCGGCGTGCTGGCCGTTGATTCGTCTATGGACGAGTCCCTCTACTGCGGCGTAAGGGCGCAGCGTGTCGGGGACGACCTCATAGGCGTGACGGTGGAGTTCCTCGCCGACTCCCTTTCCGGGTGCTGGAAAGCCGTCAACGAAAGCGCCACGACATGCGATCGCATCGCCCTTACGCCGTCACTGTTCGACCTCGCACCGCCGGCGCTTGACCGTAAGAAAGTGTGTGTGGGCTACGCCGAACTGGCGACGCATACTGCAACGATCCGGCAGCTCATAACCGAAGGGCGCGTCGTCCACACTGGCGAGCAGATGCTTGCCGAGCACGTCGACCGGGCCGTAGGGGTAAAGACCCAGCGGGGTTATGCGCTGTCGTCGCAGAAATCGTCCGGACCTATCACGCTGGCACGTTGCATGATCTTTGCGGCGGCGCTTATTGCCAAGCCTGTAAGTAAACAGCGCCCCGCGATTGCATTCAGTAGATAACATTGACGCGCCCATGGGGGGTAGTGGTTCCCCCTCTACCTCCCATGGGTATCACTTTCTATCTTTAGCCTCAGGCGCTTGTAAATAACAGTTGCCTGCCGCATGATTCACCTATGGAGCTGTTCAGCCGAAAGGTGAAGGCCGTACCGGCGATGGCGTCCGTCCCGATTGCGGCGGCGGCGGGCGCTCCCCAGAACGGTTCCTTCCTTGGTTACAGCGTGGGCGCTGCCGAGGAAGCGGCCCTTAGCGTCCCCACGGTGGCAAGGGCAATCTCCCTGCTCTCCACCGTGGCGGCGACGCTAAACATCCGCAGCTACACGTTGCAGTGGACTGGCCAGCGTTATGAAAAGTTGTACGTCGAAGGCGAGTCGTGGATGACGCGACCCGATCCTAGGGTGACGCGAAACTTCATCATGGCCAAGACCGCCCGCGACCTCATTCTGTATGGCCGCGCATTCTGGATGGTCACAAGCCGCTACTCCACCGGCTACCCGGCAACGTTCCAGTGGCTTCCCGCAAACCTTGTGGACACGCCGGACAACGCACCGCCGGAATGGTTCGGCCCTGCTGAAACGCTCACGTTCAACGGCCTGCCGCTTGACCCCTCGCAAATCGTCCAGTTCCTTAGCGGATCGCAGGGCATCATTTATCAGGGGCGCCGCGCAATCCAGATTGCTTTGCGGCTTGACCAGGCGGCGGAGCGTTTCGCAACTAACGAGATCGCCGCGGGCTACCTCCAGCAGACTGGCGGGGAACCCATGAGCGGCGAGGAGCTCGCCGAAATGGCAGCGGCGTGGGCGGCCAACCGGCGCACTAACGCAATCGGCGCCCTAAACGAAATGGTCAAGTTTACCGAGTTTGACGCCGACCCGTCGAAGTTGCAGCTCGTGGAGGGGCGTGAGTACCAGACCAAGGAACTCTCCCGCCTGATGGACATTCCGGCGTACCTGCTGGCGATTGACCAGTCGGGCATGACCTACGCGAACGCGCAGCAGGCGCGTCAGGACCTCATTCTGTTCGGTGCCCGCCCGGTGCTGCACGCAATCGAGGAGCGTCTAAGCATGGACGACATTCTGCCCAGGGGGCGCCACGTTGCCTTTGCGCTGGACGAATACCTCGAAGAGTTCACCCCAACCGAGCGGGAACCCGCTGGTTCGCCGGCTGATGATTTGGAGATTGCATCGTGATTCGATTCAACGCTAACCCCGATCTGATCACCGCAGAGGCCGGGGACGAAACGCGACCCGCTCGCATTGCCGGGATCGCGGTCCCTTGGGACACCGTGGCGACCGTTTCCGACGGCACCGAGGTCAAGTTCAGCCGTGGGGCGTTCGACACTGGCCAGAAGCCCGCAAAGCTGCTTGAGAACCACGACATGACGCAGCTGCGCGGCATCGTCGACACGCTGGCCGACGGTGACGACGGGCTGGAGTTTGAGGCCACGCTTGCAGACACCAGGGCGAGCCGTGATGCCGTCGCGCTGCTCAAGGCCGGGGCGTATGACTCTGTTTCCGTCGGCGCCCAGCCCATCACCTTCACGACCGACCCCGCCGGGGTCATGACCGTCACAGAGGCGGCACTGGTCGAACTGTCCCTAGTCGCCGTCCCGGCGTTCAGGGAAGCCGTAATCACAGAGATTGCGGCAACCGTCCCGGACCCCGGCGACGAACAGCAGGACCCCGAAACCCAGAATGAGGAGCCAGAGGAAATGACCGACGCCGAGAAGGCCGAGCCGATCGCGGCAGAGGCCACCACTCCCACCAACCCCATCATGTACGCCATGGCGCGTCCCGAGCTGCCGACGGCAGTGGAATACATCGCCGCAATGGTCAAGGGTGGGGCAAGCTTTGAGCGCATGCGGGCCGCCGTGCACGCAGCTGCGCCGGAGATCGGCACCGCCGATACTCCCGGCATCCTCCCCGAGCCGATCATCGGCCCGGTCTACAACAACTTCATCGGCATGCGCCCGGTGGTCGACGCCATTGGCGCCCGCGCTATGCCGGGTGGCGGCAAGGTGTTCATCCGTCCCGAGGTGACGACTCACACCAGCATTGCGGAGCAGGTGGCCGAGTTCGACACGCTTCAGAGCGGCACGCTTGTGGTTACTGATAACCAGGTGACGAAAAAGACCTTTGGCGGGTACGTCCAGATTTCGGAGCAGGACCTCGACTGGTCTGACCCGGCAGTGCTGTCTCTCGTGCTGGACGACCTGGGGCGCGTCTACGCGAACCAGACGGACAACGCGGCCGCTGACGCGCTGGCAGCTGGCGCCACGGTGACGGCCAACTTCACGGCGGCCAACATCAACGATCCGACCGAGTGGGCGGAATGGTTCTACGGAGCTGCCGAGGGCATCCTCAACACGTCCAACGGCAACCTTCCCAACCATGTCTTTGTGTCCCCGAACATCTGGGGCGCACTTGGGCGACTGACTGACAGTCAGGACCGGCCGCTGTTCCCGCAGGTTGGCCCCATGAACGCCTTTGGCAACATGGGACCGGGGACCATGGACGCGGTGGCCTTTGGCCTGCGCGTGGTCGTGGACCGTAACTTCCCCAACGACACGCTGATCGCTGGCGACGCTTCCGGCTTTGAGATCTTTGAGCAGCAGAAGGGCGCCATTTCGGTGGACGTTCCCGAGCTGCTGGCTCGCACGCTGGCCTTCCGTGGCTACTTCGCCACGCTCATGATCGACAACCAGAAGTTCCGCAAGGCTGCGTTCATCTAAGCCGCGACCGGCTGACTGACTGACCATGGCGACCTACACAATCACCCACCGACAGGTAACTGACGACTATTTGGTCGTGCAGACGCTGGAGGGTACGGAGATTGGCACGGGTCAGTCAGTCACGCTGGCAGGGCTGGGCGCGACGCTGAACGGCACCTATACGGTGGTCGCGGTCCCGATTTATGAGTTCCTGGGCGTTGACGATGAAGGCGACTTTATTTTCAACACCGAGGAGATCATCACCGACCAGCTCATGGTTGCAAAGACTCACGCCGACATTGCGCGTGGGCCGGTGGCTGGCACGCTTACCTTTACGGCTACCTGCACATGGATTGTGTCGGCAAACGTCGTGGAGTGGCTGGGGATCGCATCGTCGACCTCTAACGACACGGCATTCATTGGTACATGCGTCAACGCGGCCAACGCCTACGCATACCGCCGGCGCCGGGAAGCGGGCTATTTCGACAGCCTCACCACTGCACCAGGTGACGACGCAAAGCTAGGGACCGTGATGTATGCGGCCACCCTGTACCGCGAACGCGGGTCTGTCGATTCGTTCTCATCCTTTGAGCAGATGGGCAACCCGGTCCCGTTCGGTTCCAGCGGCCAGATTAACCGCCTGCTGGGTATCAACCGTTCGCAGGTGGCATGACCGCCACCGGAATCTTTGCCGATGCACAGGCAACCGTGGTCACTTCCCTCACGGCCCTAGGGCTGAAGGTGGTGACGGACATTCGCAATGCGCGGCCCATCACCGTGCTGGTGGAGCCTCCGACGTTCACCTGCTTCAACTCAAACATTGCCGACATTGAAATCGGCGTCAAGATCCTTGCGGCCCCACCGGGCAATCAGGACGCAGTTGATTACCTCATCACCACAGCCGACACCATCATGAACAGCGGCATTTCCCTCATTCGAGGGTTTCCCGGCCTCATGCAGATCGGTGAACAGCAAATCCCGACCTATGACCTCACGGTTCGGGTCGGAACACAAAGGAGTTAGCCCCAATGGCGGCAACCGTTTACCTTTCACAGCCGGCGAGCCTCACCATTGGTGGCGTGCAGCTGGCCGACCAGTGCAGCGCCGTTAGCCTCACGCTGGGGCAGGCGCCTCTGACCTCTACCGCGTTCGGCGACGGTGGCGAGCGTTTCGCCGGCGGACTTCAGACTGTTGAGGGCACCATCACCCTGTACGTCGACTACGGCGCAAACAGCGTGGAGACAGCTGTAGCCGCCGAGCTTGGCGCGGGTGACACCGCTATCGTGATCCGTAAGGATGCAGGCGCACCGGCGGCAGATAACCCGGAGTGGCTCATCAGTAACACGATGATCGGCAACTACCCCATCACCTACACGGTGGGCGAGCTTCAGGTCATGGAAGTGTCATTCAGCGGCGGCACTTGGGTTCGTGACGTCACCTAACAAGTAACCAGGGGGAACACATGGCGGAAACGTCGGCAGTATCGGGAAACATCAGTTTCACCATCGGCACGGCTAAGCATGTCGTGGACATTGCATCTATTCGGAACACCATTGCATTTGAGCGGCACTTCAACGTGTCGGCGCAGGTTCTACAAATGGCGCCCCGGCTCGAATACATTGCGTTCCTTGCATGGAAGGCAGCGTCCACGGCAGGCATAGCCGTACCAAAGACGTTCGACGAGTTCGTCGATGTAGTCGAGGACCTCGAAGTAATCGACGGGGACGTACCCGCCGATTCAAACCCTACGGACGGGGGACAGTAAGCCGAGCGTTAGCCGTCGTGCTGGCGCAGACTGGTTTCTGGCCCCCGGATGTAACGTTCACCATGAAAGACCTAAATACCGTGATGGACGTAATGCAGGAGTCCCGAAGGTAATGCCCGCACAACTGACCAGCGAAGTGGTGGGCGTCAAAGACACCATCAAGCAGCTGCGGCAGCTGGACCCCGAGCTGCGAAAGCAGTTCAACCGGGACATCAAAGCGGCGTTGGCTCCGGTCATTTCTAAGGTGAAGGCGTCTTACCCTCGCATGCCGCTGTCGGGCATGGTGAACGAATGGACGCCCAACCTCGAAGCGGGCTACACGATCTTTCCGTGGACTATTTCAAAAGTCAAAAGCGGCCTGACCGTCAAGACCTCGACACGCAAGAATAAAAACGCCGTGGTTTACATCAGTCAGGCTAACCCCGGGGCTGTGCTGTTTGAGACTGTCGGCTTAGGGAACGAGCTGGGCCGAAACATCCGCAGCGTTTCCCCTCGCTTGCTGTGGCCAATCGTTGACGAAATGACCCCGGCGATTGTCAAGGGCGTCGAGGAAATCGTGGTGCTGGCCGAACGCACCGTGCAAGGGAGGGTTCGCTAGTGGCTATCACCATCCCGATCATTACCGATTTTAACGGTGCCGGAACGGATAAGGCGATCCGCCAGTTTCAGCGCATGGAAGGCGCCGGGGCTAAGGCCGGTTTGGCAATCAAGAAAGCGGCGCTTCCCGCTGGCATTGCGCTTGCCGCGCTTGGGGCCGCAGCAGTGGACGCGACTAAGGCCGCTATTGAGGACCAGGCGGCACAAGACCAGCTTGCTCGCACCCTGCTCACGTCGACCAAGGCCACCAAGGGTCAAGTGTCGGCGGTTGAGGAGTTCATTACCAAGACGTCACAAGCCGCTGCCGTTTCGGATGACGAGCTCCGCCCCGCCCTTGCGATCCTCGCTAGGGGTACGGGGAGCCTCACGGAAGCCCAGAAGGGTCTGGGGCTGGCCCTTGACGTCGCCGCCGGTACGGGTAAGCCGCTGGCACAGGTGTCTGAGGCTCTCTCGAAGGCCTACGCGGGCAACCTACGCGGCCTGAATG